TTATAAAACTATAACAGCTTTATCAGAATCAAATACAACAAATACAATTTTAACTAATTACCCTGAGTTATATCTTTATGGTGCATTAGCAGAATCTTCTCCTTTCTTAATGCAAGATGAACGATTAGATACTTGGGCGAGATTATATAAAGAGGCTTTAGCCAACGCAAATTTATCTTCACAAAAAGGATCAATAACATCTTCTCCAATGCAGATGTCAGCAACAGGAATAGTATAATATGATTAAGTTCGGACAATTACAATCTGATCTTCCTGCTTATCAAAATTCAGGTGCTTTAAAAGTTGATAATGTTATACCTTTAAAAGAAGGGTATAAATCACTACCAGGATTTCAGGCTTTAAGTAGTACAGGTTTAACAGGTAGTGCAGTAGGTTTGTTTTCATCTTTTCAAGCAGGTGGTGTAACTAACTATGCAGGTGATGCAACAAAATTGTATCAAATGAATAGTTCACAGGTATTTATAGATAAATCTAAATCAGGTGGATATAATAATAGTACAACATCTAATGCAAGAGATTTTTGGAAGTTTACACAGTTTGGTACAAATATTATTGCTACTAACCATGCAGATAATATTCAAAAGTTTAATCAAGGAACAGACTCATTATTTTCTGATCTAGTTTCTTTAAAAGCAAAATACATTACAGTTATAAATAACTTTGTTGTTGCAGGATATACTACAGAGTCAGGCACAGGCTACAACCAAAGAGTAAAATGGTCAGCATTAAATGACAGTTCAGATTGGACTCCTAGCCAAGCTACGCAATCAGGGTATCAAGATATTGTCGGTGAACATGGTAATATTGTTGGTATAGTTGGTGGAGAACAATCAGGAATAGTATTTTTTGAAAAAGCTATTTACAGAATGTCCTATGCAGGTACTCCTCTTATATTTAGATTTGATAAAATCTCAGACAATATAGGAGCATTTTGTGATAAGAGCATAGTATCTTTTGGTAGTATGATTTTTTTCTTAGCACAAGATGGATTTTATATGTTATCTGGTGGTCAACAACTTACACCTATAGGTAATGGTAAAATTGATGATTTTTTTTATGACGATCTATCTTCTAATTTAGATGGTATATGTAGTGCAATAGATCCTAACAATAGTATTGTTGTTTGGTCTTACAGAGGATCAGATGCAACATCTACTACTACAATAAATAATAAATTAATTATTTATAATTATAGTGTAGATAAATGGTCAACAGGATCAGGATTAGATTTACAATTTATTTCTACAGCATCACAAGAGGCCTTTACAACACTAGAAAGTTTAGATGTTCTAGGTAACTTAGATAATTTACCTAAATCATTAGACTCTTATTTTTATGGAGAAGGAATTGTTGGTTTAGCAGGATTTAATTCAGAAAATAAATTTGGAAAGTTTATTGCAACTTCCTTGTCAGCTACAGTTGATACAACAGAATTTGAAGGAGCAGAAGGAAAAAGATCATCTATCATTAATGTTAGACCGATTGTAGATAGTGAAGAAGATAGTGCTACTGTTACAGTAACACCTATTACAAGAGCATCACAATTAGATAACATTTCTGTAGGAACAGCAGTTTCAACGCAAGATAGTGGAGATTGTCCTATACGATCTAATTCACGATACCACCGAATACGAGTATCAGTAACAGGCAATTTTAAAACAATGAGTGGCGTAGATATAGAGGCAAGACCTGAAGGCAAAAGATAATGGCTGAAAATCAGTTTCCTGTTGTACCTATATCCATACCAGATCATAGTTTACATTTACAATTAGTATCTAATGCTTTGAATAATACTATTAATGGTAAATTAAATAGCACAGGTTCAGTAACACTAAGAGCAAGTCAAACAACAACAACACTTACAGATGAAAGAATTGGTGGTAACTCAGTTATTCTGTTTATGCCAACAACTGCAAATGCTAACTCTACAAAATCTAGTTTATATGTATCTGCAAGGGGAGATAAAACAGCTACATTAACTCATGCTAGTTCTGGTAATACAGATCAAACATTTGGGTATGTGGTTGTAGGGTGATTACGCAAGTACCTAAAGAAGATTTACATTTAATTTGGAACGAAATTGAGCCTCTTATAAAAAAGGCTTTAGACGATACTTACTCAGCTAGAGATATTTTAGATGGGTTAGTAAAAAATTCTTTTCAACTTTTTATTAGTTGGGAAAAGAAAGTAGAGAGTGCTGTTATTACAGAGGTAGTACAGTATCCTCAAAAAAAGATTTGTCGTTATTTTCTAGCAGGAGGTAACAACATGGATAATTGGTTAGAGCCAATTCAACAAACAATAGAAAAGTTTGCTAAGTACAATAATTGTGACGCTGTAGAAGTTGCAGGTCGTAAGGGTTGGGCAAAGAAATTAAAAGGATATGAACAAAAAGTATATTTATTTAGTAAGGAATTATCATGAGTAAAGGTAGTAATCCAAGTAGTGTAACAACTACATCATCACAAGAACCATCAGAATTTATTAAACCTTATTTTCAACAGGCAATAGATTCAGCACAAGATTTATACGAAGGAAGTACGCCTAATTTTTTTCCTAATGCAACCTATACTGATTTTGCTCCTGAAACATCAACAGCTTTAAATCTTACATCAGCAAGAGCATTAGCAGGTAATCCTTTACTAAACCAATCACAAACTGAAGCATCAAACATACTAGCAGGTAATTACCTTAACCCATCAACTAATCCTTACTCTAAAGCCTTATACGATCAAATGGCAGGTGATGTAATATCAGATGTTAATTCTCAATTTACAAGTGCAGGTAGATTTGGCTCAGGTGCTAATCAAGAAATACTAACCCAAGAACTAGGTCAACTAGCTAATCAAGTTTATGGCGATCAATATAATCGTGAACGAGATATTATGGCTAATACAATGGCTACTGCTCCTGGACTTGGTGAAATGGATTATAATGATATTGCTAAATTACAAGGTGTAGGTATAGAAAAAGAAAGTTTAGAACAAGCTAAATTACAAGATGCAATAGCTAGATATGATTACGAACAACAAAAACCATATATAAAATTAAATCAATATTTAGGTTCATTAGGTGCAAGTGTACCTTCTAACACAATAGAAACTTCACCTGTATTTAGAAACACAGGAGCAGGGTTACTTAAAGGTGCAGGTATGGGGGCAAATGTTGCAGGACAACTTGGAATGAATCCTCTTTATGGTGCAATCGGTGGTGGCTTACTTGGAGGGTTCTTTTAATGGCACAATTTTCAATGAATAATTTACCAATTAATCCTTTTACAAATAAACCTATACCTATGGGTGTAAACAGTAGAGCATTTGTTGGAGGTAGATCTCTTTTAGATAATATTTATGGAGCAAGTAATAATCCTTCTATTCAAGCAAATCCTCCTAGTAGATTTAGAACTGATATGATGAGTGGTTATAAAACATCACCAGATTTAAGTTTTGGTTTTAGAAGAAATCCAACAAGATCAAGTGGTGAATTTGTAGATCCTAATATCAATAATCCATATTTACGAAATAATTTACCAATACCCGAACCAATTAATGAAGATGAATTGTTAAGAAAAATACCTGAAAATTTAAGACAATATGCAAAAATTGTTAATGGTCAGGTGGTCTTTAATATGCCTGAAGAATTAGAAACTCCTGATATGTCAGTTTCAGGTGTAAGTAATCAACCTAATATTGAAAAAGCTAATGAAGGATTATTAACACCTAAATCTAATCAAGAAAATATTGAAAAAGAAAATAAAGGATTATTAGGTAAAAAAGAAAAACCTAAAATGACAATGCAAGGTCTTTTAGATAAAGCTGTTCAATTTGCTACTTCAGATTTTGGTATGGATTTCTTTATGAATATTGATGATGATTATTCAACAACACCTAAATCTTTTTTATCAAGAATTAGTAATGGATATAATGTTGCTAGAGCTAATGAAAGAGAAAGAGAAAAATTAGAGATTGAAAAAACTAAAGCTAATAAATTAGGTGGCTCAGATCAAGGTTATCTTTATACTGTAACAGATCCAAATACAGGAAATACTTATAATGCTACTTGGGATAAAAAATTAGGTAAAGCATTTGTAAATATTGATGGAAAAAGAGTTTCTTATTCTCCTGATATGTTTGGAGGAGATAAATCTGCTTTAATTTCAACAGCAGGTAATATTTCAAAATCTAATTTAACAGCCAGTGCATTTTTTGATTTACGAAATGATTTAAACACACAAGAAAATAGTCTTAGAAAAATGGCTGATTATCTTAAAGGTGTTAAAGATGTTCCTAGTGGAATGGAAAA